TGAGTCTGGCTGATTGCGCCGCTGGTGCTGGCGTTAGCCTGGGCTGCATCAGCTCCGGCCAGGATGTGAGTCTGGCTGATAGCGCCGCTGGTGCTGGCGTTAGCCTGGTCTGCATCAGCTCCGGCCAGGATGTGAGTCTGGCTGATAGCGCCGCTGGTGCTAGTGTTAGCCTGGGCTGCATCAGCTCCGGTCAGGATGTGTGTTTGGCTGATAGCGCCACTGGTGCTGGCGTTAGCCTGAGTTGAATCACTCCCTGTTAAAAATGTAACATCCGATGCCGGCAGCAAGCCATTAAATAACTCACTTCCGGGCGACTCCAGCAATAGCCAAGGATTGCTGCTTAACTGCCTGGCATAATTTGCCTTATCTCCCTGCCAGAGGGCAGCATAAACCAAATCATCCTGAAATCCGTATGCTGCATTATAAGCGCCCGGCCCCATTAGTCTGAAACTGCTGCCGGCATGCTGGTCCAACCCTGCATTAGCGCCAGTACCAATCAGGACACCATCAACCCACAACCTGACATTAAAATTTGTCCCACCTGAAAATACACATAATAGATCGTGATAACCTACCGTTACCGTGCCGCCGGTAACTGATGTCGCTAATGATCCGTTGCTATGGTAACCTTCCGCATAATAGGTATTATTATCATTCAGATATATGTGGAACGCCTTATCAGCTCCAGAAGCCGCATAATCCCCGGCTAAAAACTTAACCACACCTAACGTACTGACATAAATACGCGCTGCAAATGACCAGGGCTTAGTCTGATCTAATACGGTACTGATGCCGCCGCTGGCGCCAATGTCTATTGTGCTATTGGTCCCTGCCCCACGCCAGGACTGACCCTTAGGCCCTGAAACCCTGGTAACAGATGACCCATAAACAAGGCTGCGCCTGCTGACTACATCATACCCTGAGATAGGATAAACAAACGAGACAAGGCCTTTCGCTATCTCGTCATTGGTTATTTTTAGTAGCTGTTGAGGCTGCCTGGCATTGGCAACATCAGGCCAAATGGCATCGGCTATATTAAACGGGATACGAGCCATTTTAAGCGCTTATAGATATTACGCTATGAGGGCGCCAGTAGATCGTATTTCCTGACGCTGCCAAGCCGACATTGCCGCGATTCCTAAATGCAAATTTAAACTTGCCGCTGGGTAATGGCACGTTTTGCAGCACCATTTTTTGTGCAGCTGTGGACGCTGTGGTCAAGACTGAACCAACCAAGTGATTCATGTTTTCGGTCTCTTCTGCTGTGCCTGTTGCCCAGCTTGGGTAATTAGCGCCGTCTACTGATGGCACCAGAAATATATCAATTGCAGAATCAATACCGGTAAAAACCGCAGAGCCCAGCTCCAAATAGAGATCGGCCAATAGATAGGCATTGGTTGAGTTATCAATTTCGTCAGACAAACTGGTGAACCCGTTATCTGCTAATGATGTTAACGTGGTACCGCTGGCCCAGGTGATTGCTGCCGCAGCCGCTAGATAACCGGATTTTTGACTGTAAACGTTGCCATAGTTAAATCGCCAGCGCTAGAGTTACATCATACTCTGTCAATTGCACAGTAGCGGCAGTTGCCGGACTCGCAGTAGACCCCAAACCAACCGCGAAAAGCTTTTCAAAATTGCTGGCTGGTTTTTTACAAAATTCCAGTACTGCCGTTGCCACTGCAACTTTAGCAGTCGTACCTTTCCAGCATTCGGAAATGCCCGAGCGCACATTTGTCTTTGATGGATCAATCGCCTTTTGCTCATTGTCGAATAGCAAGTCCCAAATCCGCGCTTGACCTACTGTCATGTTATCAACCTGCGTCCAGTCAAAACCGCTGATTTGCGTCGCTTCCGTTTTTGTGACTTTGGTTTTCCAAACCACAAACTGAGCTGCCGCCACTGCATTGTACCAATCTCTTATTAACCCAGTCTGACCGTTAGTCCGTAACTCAACCAGTACGGCATCAGATTCCGACCATAATGCCGATTTAAAAAGCGCCGCCTGTTCTGATGTTAATGTCATGACTGCACCTTATGTTGGTTGATTGGCTGTATAAACAAGAGCCGGGAAAGTCACCGGGTTACCCGATGTGATTGTTTGATCGCTAGTTTCGTCGGTTACCCACAAGACCTTGCTATTTGCCGTATCAACAAAGGCAAAGTGCATAGTTGCGCCGCCCCCTGTCGCATTGGCTGACGTGTCCTGTTTGCCTGACGCTGTGGTCAGTGTCCGGTTATTCCCTGATGACGCCAAGGTGAAATCGCCAGTCGCCATCGTTGCTTCAGCGAGGATAGCCGTGTTTACTGTAGCGTAAGAGTCACCTAACGTATAGGCGCTGATAGCTGCAATTTTATTGCAGTTTGTCTTGATGTATGCAGGACCATTGTCCAAAACGTCTGCATGTACCCATTTGGTCATGTTATTCCCCTTGTTTAATTAAATTAAAACCTTCATTTGCCGGTTTGGCAGTATTTTATAAACCGCTGCCAATACTGCTCTTCTTCTTCCAGCGCACGTAATCTCAACGTGTGGAAGCGAATTTCTCGCATTGTCGCGGGCAATTTTTGCTCCAATGATGCCAGTCTATCCTCCAGTATATTAAGATAATAACGCGTCCATTCGGCTTCATTACTGCTTGACCAGCCCTCTTTTAAATTAATCTCTGTTTGTTTTCTTTTCATATCGTAAATAACAATGGGTGGTTTGTCGCCAATATTGGCCGTACATTTCAATTCTGGAATTAGTGTCGCGGCTGGGATGATGCAAAATGCAGCTGTCACCCACATAAATAGCCGCATGATTGGGACAAGGACCGCCGCCGAGAGTCATGATAATCAGATCATTAGGCTGTAAAATATCCACCTCGATAAATCCTGATCGTTTAAACCCATTTACAAATTCATGCTGATTGGCTGCGTCCAGCCACCATCCCCAGCGCTTACGATCACCATCGCCGATGACAATACCCAACTCATTGCGGTAATAATCCGCTACCAAGCTAAGGCAGTCCATGACCCCATAGACAAACGTTCGTCCTTCGTAGGGTGCCGGCAGAATGCCTTTTGGCGTATAGGTGTAAAGCTCCTCGCCAGGATAACTGACGATCACAAACGGCAGGTTGCAACGCTCGGCGCTGGCAATATCGGCCGCCGACGGTTCCGGCGTCCGGTTGGGATGACTGTGATAAACGGCGGCAATATGCTCGGCATGAGCCGCATAGAGTAAAGGATCAATTAAAAAAGCTTGCTCTGGCTCGTGAGAGATGTTTTCACATTCCAGAACCTGCAAGCTGTAACCTGTTTTTAAAATCAGACCGCACGCTTCTTGTGGGAAGACCCGAGCGGCGTGGTCGATAATTAATTTTAAGCTAGGCATCATTCGGTATCGCTCCAAACCCGTCTAGCATGGTAATACCCCCATCCAGATAACACAGCCAAAAACAATAGGCATCTAGCAAATTGCAAAAACGGCCACGAAATTAACCGCCTACAAATAGTGGCGGGGTGCGCTAATTTCCTACCGTTATATTTACATTTCATATCATCTTCCATCACCCGCTCCTGCCAAGGCCTGGATTGCCGCCATAATCAAGAGGATTATTGGCGCCAAACCGCAGTTTGCAATCTGACAACCGTTTGCCGCAGACATCCAAACCTACACTGCCAACTGATGCCCCGTTACGATCAAACCATAACGCCGGGTTGGTGCCTGGCCATGAACAGCCGGAACCGTTTGCCGTCGATTTATATCGGTGCGGACAACCGCTAGCCAATGCCAACAGACCGGGCAATTGTTTATCCAGAAAATCCAGCGGGCTGGCCAATTCAAACTTGACAGTTTCCGGGGTTTCATCGGCCTTGCGCTCGATCAGATAATATTCGTCGTAATATTCGCCGACATTATTGAGTACATAATTGGCTAACGTGCGCCGTCTGCGTACTGTAGCGCCCGCCATATCCTGATAGACGCGGCATAAGTTGGTGATGACCTGCTCCGCGTTACCAATCTCGGCAACAGGACGCGATGCCGATCCGCTGCCGCGTTTCTCCAGGCCGGTCATTTTCAAATACCAGGGTGAATACGTGTTGCCCTGATAAACTACCGGCGTCCAATCGGTGTCCTGCCCGGCATAGAAATAGTACACCTGACCGACGCCAATTGAATTAAGGTCAACGCTGTACAAATCCATCAGCGCAGTAGGCGTCAATTTATGAATATCGGCTATCAATGTCATAAATCAAACACCTGCCGAAGCGATAACGAAACCGACCATCGACCTTTACCCAATGGGATCATCTGCCGACTATCGGGTACCACCACATATTTTTTTGACACGCCATCAATGGGCGATGTCCATGTCAGCGGCAATACACAGCGCACCGTTGCCAGAGTCGATATAACAGACGAAAATTCAGAGGCTGTCAGCAACGGCCATAATATTGACCACTCTTCATGCTGAGGATTTAATCCGACCTCAATGCGCTGCTGATAGTTATCGCCCATTTCGATAATATTAACGCTGTCCTTGATACGCGGAACTGAAGAATTATGTAATTTTTCAGGATAGGGAATAGCCGTCATGCCAGCAACCCTCCAGGCCGTTTTTCGGTGACAATGACTTCGCGGATTTTGGAATTAATAATGCCCCCAAGCGCTGCCATATTGCCATTATCTTCCTGCCCTGACCCGGTTACATTAACCTGTGTACTGACCGATATATCACCCACGCCGGATTGCACTGTTGACGTTTGCTGGCGACTGTTAACCGGCTGCATAATTTGCCCGGCAGCTAATGTTTGGGACGGCTTAAGCCCGGCTACACCACCGCTGTGATAGCGCGGCGCATTGACAAATACCGAAGGACTGACCGACACCGAACCGCCACCGCTTGCCACACTGCCACCGCTATGGAACACCTTGGCAATCATGGCGCTAATACCGGACATATCGGAGCCGCCCTGAGTTTCGTTAATTTGCCGCCTGCTGATCACCAGCTCGCCGCGCTGCAATATAGCAGGCACCTCATCGGCTTTTAACCCGGCTATGCCACCGCTGTGATAGCGAGGCGCATTGACAAACACCGAAGGACTGACCGACACCGAACCGCCACCGCTGGTCACACTGCCGCCGCGATGAAACACCCTGGCAATCATATCGCTAATGCCGGACATATCGGAGCCGCCCTGGCTCTCGTTAATTTGCCGCCTGCTGATCACCAATTCGCCGCGTTGCAGGATGGCCGGCACTTCATCGGCTTTTAATCCGGCTATGCCACCGCTGTGATAGCGCGTAGCACCAGCAAACACCAACGGACTAACCGGCATTGCCCTGCCGCCACCACCAGCGACACCACCATCATGAAACACGGATGATATAATCGCCGTCGCTGCCTTCCCTAACAAGCCGCCGCCGTCGCTCTTTCCTGGATCCCCAAATAGCGCTTCCATAATTTTCGCACTGGCGGCATTCGCGGCCATTCTGCGGACGGTGTCTAAAAAGCCGTCTAACAAACCGTCCATGCCTTCAGTAAAAGGATCGAATAGAAAGTCGGCAAAGGCATCCTGCATGTTTCTGGCACCTTCAATGGCATACTGACTTAATTCATTGGTCGCTTCTTTAGCTGGCGAAACAAATTCATCATTATACGCCTGGCCCAATTTGTTAAACTCTGCGACCGCCTGTTCTGTATTTATGTCTCCGGCTTTTAATTTATCCTGGGTATTAGCCAGCGCCTCGTTAAAGCCGCTTTGAATGTTGCCTGATTGAATCAGATCACTATTGGATTTTTTCAGGTCATAATATTCATTGGCACTGTTTACCAACGCTTCCCATTGTTTATCCTGAGCCTCCAGCGCATCTTTTTCATATGCCAACTGCTGCAACCGGATTTGCTGATTGCGCGTAGCGTCTTTATAGGCGCCGTTCTGGATGTCATATTGCAGCTTGACGATTTCTGTTGTTTCGCCACGCAAGACAATTTCACGCTCCATTTGCTTGATCATCTCGTCATATTTGACGGTGACATCTTCGATGGCTTTTGGCTGAGCTGGCAATCTTACCGCCCGACTGACACTCTTTGCCCTAACTGCAGATGCTCTCTTCTCGCCGCCATCGCCGCCGCCAATAAAATCAGCAATCGTTTTTTTGTCTGGCGCGGCCCTTGTTGATTCGGCTTTTTTTCTTGACTCGCTAATATGGACTAACAGCTGATCGCGTTCTAACAGCAAATTGTTCAACGTTTGCTCGGCCGCTATTTCCCGGCTTTTATCATCGACCGGGTGCAATATATTGCGTATAGGACTGGGTACAGATGGATCGCCCTGGGCATTTTTCAACGCATCACGGGCCTTAACGATTTTTTCATTAATGGCATTGACTTCTGTTGATAGCGTTCCTATGCGCTCAACATTATCAAAGACATTTTGAAAGGCAAAGTCGCCGATGCCCATCATGACGTTATTAAAGGTAACGCCGGATTGGGTAGCCTGGTCAATTTTTTCAATCAGCTGGTTAAAACCTGTGGCAAATGCTCCTCCGGCAATCACTGCCGCTCTGCCCATCCTGGCGTTCATGATGTCGATCTGGTCGTTTAACTTTCCAGCTTGTTCCGCCATATCCGCAGTAATGCCGGACATTTTGGCGCCTTCCTCGACCGTTTTGCGCAATGCGTCGCCGCCCTGCAACAGCAATGGCGCCATATCAGCCCAGGCTTTACCCAATGCCTTAGCACCTAACGCAGCTCGTTGCTGGGGATCCTCGATGGAGGACATAACGTCGGCCAGCTGCATAAACGCCTCGGCCGGATCACGTGCATCGATGCCCAGCTTGGCGAATGCCTCGCTATTTTTGCCCATAGCGATATTGAGCTTGTTGGCTGCCGCTGTGAATGACTCCATATCGGTATCGCCTAACTGCGTCGCCAACCGGAACCCGGCTAGTTGCTCTACCGCAATGCCAGTTCTGGCTGACATATCATTCAGCGCATCCGCAGCATCAATGCCTTCCTTGACAAATGCAGTAATCCCTGCCACAGATAGACCAACACCCAGCGCCGCTAAAGCACCATTGATTTTTTCCGAGGTCGATTGCGCGCGGCTCTGGAAGCGATCTAAATC